GCGGCCAGCAACATCCGGATCGGCGACGGCACGCCCACCGCCACCACTTCCGACACGCTTCTGCCGGCCAACTTCCCCATGGTGTTCACCGTGACGCCTGGCCAGAAGGTTGCGGGCGTGACTGCCTCTACGGCGACTCTCAGCGTGACGGAACTGTCGTAATGGATGGCATGCTCGTCCGACCGCATTTCGATTCCAACGGCCAGGATCTTGCCATTGAGCATGTCCAGGACGTTGAGCCAATCCTGAATTGGAATAAGGAAGCGCGGCGTGACGAGCAGAAGAGCGATTGGGGACGCCATGTCGCGCGTATCCCCAATGTCATGTTGGTGAAGTGGCTCGATGAAGAGTATGCGAAGGGCAATACCCATCTTCGCCTCTTCACAGAGGAGTTCGACCAAATCGTGCAGCGCAAGCTGCAGGATCCGGACTATGCCTATCTGCGGACTGATAAGCCGGCATTGCAGGTGGGCTGGTCATGGGGCTGATCTCTGACTACACCTCCCTGCAATCGACTGTCGTGGAATACCTGGCGCGCGATCAGGACACGACCCTGATCGCCCGCGTTCCGACGTTCATCCAGCTTTTTGAAGCCAAGATGAACCGCTCGTTGTTCGTGAGGCAGATGGAAGCACGCGCCACGGCTCTGACAGATCCAAACGCAACGGAACCGCAGTTTATCGCGCTCCCGTCAGACTTCCAGTCGATGCGACGCATGCGGATCACAAGCGGCAGCAAGACCGGATCTCAGACCATCCTCGATTTCAAATCGACCGTGCAGATGGACGAGTTTCGTCAGCAAACTGCGGATGCTACGGACCAGCCGCGGTATTTCTCGATCTTTGCGAATGAGATCGAGCTCGCTCCGACGCCTGACGCTGCCTACACGATCGAGATGATCTATCGGGCCAATCTGCCGGCGCTCGCTAGCAATTCGACCAACTGGCTGCTGACGCTTGCGCCTGATGCGTACCTCTATGGCGCGCTGCTCGAATCCGCGCCGTACATCAAGGAAGACAATCGCATCCAGACTTGGGCGCTTGGGCTGACCAATGCGCTCAATGATCTGAATGAGCTTGGCAAGATAAGCACTTTCAACGCCGGGCCGCTGCAGGTCCGACCATCCGGTCTCAACGTCTGGTGAACCATGGCCTCGTTTAACAAATTCAACGTCTTTGTTGCTGACCTGGCGACCGGCAAGCACCAGATGCAGACCGGAACGACGCACGTCTACAAGGTCTATTTGACCAACACGGCTCCAGTCGTCGGCAACACAGTCTACAACACGCCGGCGGATCTCGCGACGGCAAACGGCTACACGGCCGGCGGCGCTTCTGTCGGCACGATCACCGGATCTCAGACCAGCGGCACGTTCAAGTTCGTGGGCGGCACTGATCCGAGCTGGACGGCTTCGGGCGGCTCAGTCGGGCCATTTCAATACGCCGTGCTCTACAACTCGACCGCGTCCGGTCAGCCTCTGATCGGGTGGTGGGACTACGGCACGGCCGTCACGCTTACCAACGGAAACACGTTCACGGTCGATCTAGATCAGGTTAATGGGATTCTGACCATTGCCTAGCATCAGAGACATAGTTTGGTTGGCCGGCCTCTTGGAGGGGGAGGGAACCTTTATGCACCCTCCAGGAGACTACGCATGCGTCTCATTGCAGATGACTGATTGCGATGTCGTCACGCGCGCGGCTGAAATCATGGGATGCAATGTAAATGGACCTTATTGCAAACCCGGTAAAAAGCCGACGTGGGCTTGCCGCGTTCACGGTAAGCGCGCAATTCAATGGGCCATGACACTTTTCGGATTAATGGGGGCGCGTAGGAAAGAGCAAATCCTCGTCGTTCTTGAAAGGTGGAAGGCTCACGATCGGCCACGACCTACTGGATTTAGGGGAAAGCCCTTCAAAAAGGCGGCTCAGGAGGCCAAATGCCATCCTGGTAAAAGAGTTGTCGGCTGGGGTCTATGTGGCGCGTGCTATATGCGCGAATGGCGCGCTCAACGACGCGTTGAGGTCGCGTAATGGCAAGCTTTCTTGATGTCTGCCGCTTCTTTCCGACCGCCGGTGGAACGACCGACTGGACGGTTTCGGCTGCAGTCGGCGGATATCAGACGCCGAGCGCGGCTGGCGCCGTCAATGGCGCGCTCTATCGTTATCGCGCCGAAAGCACCGATCTGACGCAGTGGGAAGTTGGCTACGGAACCTATAACACTTCGACGAGTGTTCTTTCTCGCTCGACGGTCCTGTTCAATTCTGCCGGCACGACTGCGAAAATCGGCTTCTCGACTGTCCCCCAGGTAGCGATCGTTGCCTTAGCAGAAGACATCGGCGGCAACACCAATCGGCGTCTTGCGAAGACCGCAGCCTATACGGTCGCTCAAGCAGATTGCGGCATGACTTTAGCTCTTGGCGGAGGGGCATTCTATGCGCTGACCTTCGCGGCGGGCTCTGGATACGATTCCAACCACACGAATTTGGTAATCAACGAAGATACCGCGCGCGGCAAACTTCTGCTTCCGGTCTATACGACGAGCTCGAGCAGCCTGACGATCGGCACTGGATCGAAGGCTTTCACCGTCTCCGCTGGCTTGAATTTTCCTTCAACATCCCGTTTCCGGGCCTACTCTCTCGCGAACAGCGCCAACTTCATGGCCGGCAGTGTCAGCTATTCCGGCACCACCTTGACCATGACGGTGGATACGATCGGCGGCAGCGGAACGTTCACTGATTGGCAGATCGCGCCTGAAATCATCCTTTGGCCGAAGCAGACTGTCACTGTTTTTAATGACAACAACATTTGGGTGCTCGACAAGCCTAATCAGCTTTGGTTCCCAGAGACCAATAGCCCGACGTTCAATGTCGATCCGACAAATGGATCAGACAGCAACGATGGCTTGGGTACCACTACTGGCGCGGTGAAGACGCTCAATCGGGCCGCGACATTGGCATACAATTTTACTTACACGCGCAATTTCGGCTCCATCATCATCGATGGAGGCAGCAACACCTTTCAGGAATTTGTGCAAGTCTTCTATCCGCTGAATGGCGGCGGAACGCTGATCTTTCAAAATCTCACTTGGCGCCCGGCGAATAGTGGCTATTGCTTGCAGTTCGGCGACGGAGCATTGGTAGGATTAACCAGTGTCACTTTTAACACCACGAGCGTCACTACGCCTGTCGGATACATCACGGGCCACAATCATGGCGTCCTTGACGTCAACACGGGCGTCTCATTCACGACAGGCGGCATCAGCGGATCTGTCTTCAGCGCAGATTTCGACTCGCACTTCAATATAAACAATGGTCTGACCCTGACGAATGCGATCTCAGCGATCGGGGGGTTCCTCTATGACGGCAACGGGCCGCGCACCGTCTGGAATATTAACGGCACGCACACATTCGTCACGAATCCGAACATGGGCCGCTTCGCGTGGGCATCCCGCGGGAGCGTGATGGAGTTCCAAGGCAACGTTGTTTTCAGCGGTACGGTTACGGCTGGCGTATCGCTCGTTAACCAGACTGGCGTGCTTCTGAACATGAGCGGTGCGACGCTCCCCGGCGGCACGCCAACGCCGACAACTGGCGGTCAATACAACACTAGCTCAACGGCTTAGTGCATGTCGCTTCTCGGATTTAACGCAGTCGGCAGGCTTGCCCTCGGCCAATTGCCGGGCGGAGGCAACGTTTCGCTGATTGCGTCTACCGGGTCGATCACGGTCACGGGAAGTGCAGCGCTATTCAAGATCTCAGAAATAGCATCTGTTACGCCGTACATCGTATCCGCAAATGCATCGGCATTCGTCACATCGTTTCCTGCGGCCGGCACATCTTATTCCGTGTCGGCTAATGCGGCGGCATTCAAGATCGGCCTCACTTCGTTAACTGGCTCGTATATCGTTACTGGCCTGCCGGCAACCTTCAGCGGCTCTGGCGCATCTCTTGGCGCCGGTTCTTATATTATCAACGTGAGCGCTGCTCCTCTCATCGTTTCGCTCGGTTCGGTGTCCGGAGGTTATCTGGTGGTCGGCAACACCGCGCCACTCGATCGCGATCATGTCAATTGGGTGCAAGATCCTGCGCCGACATCAACTTGGTCGGCGATTAGTGGTCCATCGTCTATTTGGACGCCGACTGGAGTTCCTTCGACGATCTGGACCAACGATCCGACGCAACTGATCGCGCCCCCGGAGGTGCATTGATGCCGCTCCTCAAATATGGGCCTTGGCAACCGGACACTTCTGATTACGAATCGCAGCAGGCGAACAACATTCTCAACGTGGTGCCGAGGGGCGACGGCTATGGGCCGTTTCCTTCGCTGTCGCCCTATACGCAGGCGCTTGCAGGACCATGCCGCGGGGCCTTCTACGCCCTGAAATCAGACGGCTCGATCGCGACCTTTGCTGGGACGTCAACCAAGCTCTATCAGCTCAACAACACGACGCAAGGCTGGACGGACGTTTCGCTCGGGGCGGGAACCTATGGCGCGCTCTCCAACGCGGCCAACTGGCAGTTTGCGCAGTTCGGCAACCTGGTCTTCGCAACCCAGGCCAACGCCGTGCTGCAGGTGTTCGATCTGACGTCCTCGACGGCCTTTGCCAATGCGCCAGGCTCGCCGCCGCAAGCCGCCTATATCAGCGTGGTCGGCCGCTTCCTGGTTCTGTCGGGATTGCTGTCCACGCCATACCGCATTCAATGGTGCGGATTGAACAACTTCAATGCGGCGAACTCCTGGGACAATCTGACGGCGGGTGCCGACTTCCAGGATTTTCCGGACGGCGGCATTGTCCGCGGTGTCGCGGGCGGCGAGTCGGGGATCATCTTTCAGGATCAGGCAATCCGGCGCATGTCCTACATGCCGGGCTCGCCGATCATCTTCCAGATCGACCGCATCACCCAGGACAAGGGCCTCTACGCGCCGTACTCGATCATCCGTGCCGGCGAGCGGATCTTCTTCTATGCCGGCCAGGGCTTTCACAAGATCGAGCCCGGCGGCGTGCCCGAGCCGGTCGGGCGCGAGAAGGTCGATCGCACTTTTTTGACCG